GGCATCATTTTCGAGAGCGCCGCGGACATGTCGAAGATCGGCGCCGCATCTGTCCCGTAGCGTCTGAACATGTGGGCAAGAGTCGCAGCTTGATTTGCGCCTTCTTCGAACGAGACACCGCGCGAAAGATACTGAATATCGGCAAACTTCGCTGCGGGGATGGCGAGAGTTTCGACCTGGGAGGCCGAGAATCCCGAGCGCCCCAAGACCTTGAGCACATTCGCCGAGTCCGTAACCGATTGAGCGGTAGCCGCTGAAACGTCAAATGCCTTCTGACGCAGGCGGTCCATCTCTTTTCCCGTAGCCTGCGTCGCCGTTTGAACGCCAACCATAGCGGTTTGTAGATCCGCTGCACCTTTAATCCCGGCGTACATCGCTCCCATCGAAGCAAGCGCCACGATTCCTGAACCCATTTTCATGGTTTCGTTCAGCGCGCGTTGCGATCGATTGAGCGATTTCACCCGCTCATCCGCGAGCGTTGCGCCTCGAACGACCGACGAGAAGCCGCCGATATTCGTGAATGTACGAATGTGGATGCCGATAGACCAAGAGGCGAACACTAGGTAGCCTCCGCTTCAGTCATGGCGATTGTGGTGTTTTGACCAGTTGACCAACGCAGCGAGAAAGCCAACATATACTTCGCGAACATCTCGCGGTTCTTCTCATCTGCAGTTGCCGCAAGAAATGGCCGGCGAGGAATGGTGGCGGTGCCAAGTTCGTGGTAGACCGCTTTCGGGTCACGCGAGCCAACGACCGTTGAGAGTACCCCCGTATGCTCCCATCCAATACTGCGTTTTAACTCGCCCGTGCGTAGGAGTGTCTCGTTCGGACTGAAGCCCTTTGCAACACGGTCGGCTACGGTCGCGTCCGCTAATGGCGGAGGCAGCATTGCCGCGTCACCAATCCGCTCACGAACGGCCACTGCAAGCGAGTGTCCAATAACTGATCGGCCTTGTACGTCGGCTGCGAGCTTACGAAGAGCCAGGGTGCCGGCAAACGCTGCAAACTCACCGAGTGACGAGAATCGTTTGGTAAGTTCCATTACTTTCGTTCCTCGAATTGTAGCGTGAACCAGTCAAATCGTTGATTCAATGTTGGATCTGTTTCAATCGCTGCGATCATCAACCCAATTCGGACCTCGTCAGCGAACTCTAACGCTTCGCGAAAGGTACAGACGTTATTTCGAGTTAGGACTAGGGCTTGTCGGACGAGCTCCGACTCCGCGATTTTTTTGAGTGCTGGACACCCGCTTGTTGACTAATGCGCGCTAGAGCCTCGGGTGATTCGCCGGCATCAATGGCGTCCTTCATTGCCTTCATCGCTTCCGGGTAGAGACTCATTTGCCATGAAATCGTGAATTGGTTCAGAGCGTCGTCGCCCAACCGATTGAAAGCGAATTCGAATTGGAGCTCGGTTGATGGCTCCATGAACTCTTGCTCGACGTTATCGCATGTCCACGTACGAATAGATGCGACCGCTTTGTAGTACGCATCAAGGACCGGGTTCGCGGCCTGCTGCGGGCCGAGAATACGAGCGACCTTGATTGATACGAGCCCGCGCGGGCGACCGAACGTGATCTGATGACGTCCATCAGATGACTCCCAGCGGTGCGTATCGTCGCCGAGGAGTTCGCTTCCGGTGAGTTGGCCCTCAGTGCTATCGTCGAGAGTTACGGACATTGTGCCTCGTTATGAAAAAAGCGCCCGACACCGAGGGTTAGTCGATGGCAGGCGCAGTGCATTATAGAGAGTTCGAAGGAGTAAGGGCAGCCGCGAACGCTGAAACCGCGCCGCCAACTTGCGCTCGTTGGGCGAAGCGAATCTTCACCGTCTGATCGTTCACCGGGTCTGCACCCTTGAACGAACCGAGATTTTCTGGGATGATCGCGCCGCCCGTGTACTGCCACTGATCGACCGAGTTATCCGGGTTGCGAATGGTTTCGAGCGCAGAGACAATCGGAGGCGTACCGCCCGCGTAGTAGTTATTGACCAGCGAGTCGATGAGGTATTCGAGTTGACCGTTCTGGCGCGTGATGTGGAACTCGGACTCGAAGCCCGAATACGTCACACGGAAGACCGGGATACCATCGTTGTTCGTCGGGATCACTTCGTGCAAGTGCGACATCACATGACGATTCGTGTCCGTCACGAGGCCAAACGTCGAAAACGTCTGACCATTGATAACGGCCGAGAGCGTTAGGTCTCGACCGACATTGTAAGAACCAGCACTTAAAGGTCCAGCCATAATCTATACTCCTAGCTTTGAGCCGTGAGCTGGCCGGGAACCGTCGTTACCTTAACGGTCTGTCCACCAGTGAGGGAGATCACGAGACGGTCTACAATCGACATATAGCCAACCGTGCAAGCGACGTTCAGAAGACCAGACGCGATACCGTTGACCGTGTTGTTCTTGAGGTCGCACTGCGTGTATTGCGAGTCGATGATGTTCGAATTGCGAAGACGTTCGAGGAAGTCGTTGACCGTCGCGCGGACCTTCTCGCGCAACTTGTCGCCCGGTTGACGCGATTGGCCTTGGCCGATGAATTGACCGAGCACCGTGGAAGACAATGACGCCGCGAGGAACTTCGTCATAGTCGAATACGCGATGTTGCCGCGCGCTGGGTCGGCCGAACCGAGACTGTTCTTGTTGTGGCGGAGGGCCGGGTAGTTTCCACCCGGTGGCGTGAGCGTGAACAGATTGATGCCGTTTTGCTCGAGCAGTTGGAGCTCGGCGGGCGAGTACGGCTGATTCTGCACCGCGCCCGTGCGAGAAGTTCCGGTGATGACCGAAGTACGACGATTCGCGGGTGAGGTCTCGGGCGAAGTTGTTGCCAAAAGCGCGAGAGCAAACGGCGAACCCGCGACCGATCGCGCCGTGATATTATTTACCGAGTCAGTAAACTCAATGAAGTCTTGCAGCACGATCGCGGAAGGTGAGCTGAGACCATAGAGCGCCTTGTTTGCGACGTTTGTATTGGTCGAGGTGCCCTTCGGGAAACTCATCACCGCGAGTGCATTTTCGCGCAGGGCAAATGCGATGGCGGGTGAGCCCGAGTTAGCGAGATCGGTGTTACCGGAGAGGCAGAACTGCCCGCCAGCGATTTGACCCGAAAGCGCGTACATGCCGGTTTTCGGAATTGCAGCATCGGAGCCGAGGGCTTGACCGGTCGTTGGGTTCGCGCCGTCCGTGCCGTTTGTGGCAACGCCTTGAAGTGTACCGAGCAACGGGGTCGCCGTCGAAGCGCCCGATACGGCGATATAGAACGACGATGCGGGGCGGAGTTGATTGAGGGCCGGGGTTCCGTTGATGGCGTTTACGATATTGGCGATGAGCGTCGTTGCTGCGTAACCCGCGCCCGCCGTCGCGTAGGCTACGACGTTGTCGTAGACTTCCGGGACCGAGTTCGGGAACGTGATGACGAGCTTGTACGTCGGTGAGGTCGTCGTGGACGTCGAGCCTGCAACGACTTGAATCTGCGATGGATTGGTCGCGTTGTTCGGATACGAGCCCGTGTACTTCGCGGTGAGCGAAGCGAGCGTACCGGGCGTGGCACCCGTCAGGAGCGTGGCCGAGCCAGCAGTGACCGTGACGCCAACGCCGGTAGTAACGACGCCGACCGTGTTCTGTGCGGCACCGGAGACGAGCGCCGTCAGGGTAATGCCAACACCGACAACCGTTGCGGTTTTGAGGAACGCATTCGCGCCCGTTACCGCGTTCGAGTTGTTGATCGCTGCGTTAAGCGAAGACGCGACACCAGTAAGCGTGGCGTCCGACGTTTGCGTCGTGTAGTTGACCACGACCGCCGTACCCGTTACCGGGGTGAGCGTGACCGAAAGAGGGACACCGGCCGAGAACGCACCAGCGACCGTGAGGGGATCAGTTGCGAAACCCGTCGAGTCGTTCATCTTAATGACCGCAGCGGTATCTGTACCGTCCGACACGCGGACGGCTTTGATGTTATTCGCGCCGCTCTGCAACGCAATATACACGTCGGTCGGCATGTCGAACGCTGCCGTGGTCGGGGGACCAAACTGCGTAACGAGATCCGTACCCGAACCGATCGTCAGAGTTGTGTTGAGCGGTCCCCACGACGACGAGCCGGTGAAGCCCACGGTATTTGTTTGCGCGCCCGGAAGCGCAGCAGACGACGGGGGCTGAATGAGAACGTAGACGTCATCGACGCCAGCGAGTGTGGCAGCATTTGCCGCGCCTTGGATTACTTGTGGCAAGACTATGCCCCCCTGTTAGGAACGCGCTGCATTAGTTGGTCACCTCAGAGCTAGGGATTGAGGAAGCGCGAAATGTTGGCTTCACATCGGGCGGCGGGGTGCGGTGGTCGCAATCGGCCAAGCAAATGTCGTCATCGTGCGCGATGCGGACGAGCGACGAGGGGTGTTCCTCGAGAATTGATGCTCCGAGTTCATCGCTGACGCGACTCCCGACATCATAAAAAACGCCAGCGTGATTAACGCTGACGCTCACAACGAACGGCATGGGGACTCCTTATCGGGGGGGCGCGTGGCTAAAGTTGAGAGGCAGTCGGTGGCGAGGGGAAGTTCACTCCACCGATCGCAACGGTTTGCGAGATATTTGAGGCGACGACTTGGACGACGGGGTTCACCTGAATCGAAAGGAAATCAACCGTCCAGAACACACGCCGAATAAGCGTCGTATCGCGCTGTTGGTCATCGAAGTCAGCCGACTGCATGGCGAAAAGAAAAGTCGCATTCGTACCATCCAGCATGACCAATCGCGTGCCCGGCGGGAATGCGGCCTCGACGTACTTTCCGACGTACGACCGATCGTAAGGCGTCGTGGCGTAAAACGAGGCAAAGAACGTCTTACGACGACGCCATATTTCGCGAGAGCGTTGCGAGTACGTCGTGCCGACATTCGCGGAGAAGAGCGCGGTCTTGGTAAGAGTGACTGTGGCGCCGCTTGACGTACATGCGATGCCTGCAGTATTCGCAGCCGCCGCAAGCCCCGTCGCGATCGTGGTCAGCGTATCCGTGCCGACGACCGCATAGCCCGCACCGAGCGCGCCCTGTTGGAGTCCGATGACGTCGCCGACTTGAATCAGACCCGAGATCGTGAGCACTTGTCCAGCGATGACCGTA